ACTAAAAGCGGTAACTTAGTCAAAGGAAGGCTAACTAAAGACGCTAGAGAAAGAGGAGCTAGATTAAGTGATCCAAAGGATAAACAAAGATCTAAAGTACCTCCTGTAACACAATATAATGAAGGTACTGATATGTACGAAGGAGATAAATTCTCAATGAAAAGATTTTCAGGACCAAATGGTATAGCATTACAAGTAACAGCTCGTAAATTAAAAGGAGGAGGTTTCGAATATATACAAATAGACGGAAGTGATGTTAAAGAATTTGCTAGAGCTGCAGTTCATGTTGCTCAAGAATTTGAGGATATGGACAGACAATTACCTGTTAATGAAACTCCTAACCCTGAAGACGGTAAAGCAGCACCTTTCGGTTCTGGGTATAAAAAAGTAAATGAAATGACTATAGAAGATATAAAAAATCTAACAGTAGGTATATTACATGAGATACAAGGTAAGGAAGTTATTATGGAAAAAGATGACAGGTGTACAAGAATAGCAAAACGTAAATACGATACCTGGCCATCAGCTTATGCTTCAGGAGCAGTAGTAAGATGTAGAAGAGGTGAAATTTGGAAAAAAGAAAAATAATGCCTGCTAAACTTAAACCAAGTACTAAAGAATATGTTAGAGATGCAAGAGGAAAACTTACTAATAAGTTTACTTGGAAGCATTATACTCCTCATAATACATCTACTGAAGAGTTAAAAAAAATGTATGAAGGAGGTAATTTTAAAAGAAAAAAGAACTTAATAAAAAGAGAGTTAATAAAAAGAAATGCCTTTAACTAAAAAATCAGACGCAGGAGATTACGTAGACGACTTCAGTAAATCTAAGGCTCCTCAATTCAAAGGTAAGTCTAAGAAAAAGAAACGTCAAATGGCAATAGCTGCCTATCTTTCTAATAAAAATGAATTAGCTCAAATTATAAGAGAAGCTATAAATGAGGCTGATCCTAAAAAAGGTACTGGTAAAAAACCTAAAGGTTCTAGTAGAAGGTTGTATACTGATGAAGATCCATCTGATACAGTAAAAGTTAAATTTAGTACAAGGCAAGATATAGTTGATACTTTAGCTAAAAAAACTTTTAAATCTAAATCTCATGCTAGACAATCACAAGTTATTAATTTAATTCATCAAAGAACTAGAGCTGCTTATGGCAGAACCAAGGATCCAAAAAAGAAAAAAAGACTTAAATCTGCTTTAGATTATATTACTTCTAGAAAAGAGGCTTCTAAAAGAAAGACTCAAAGAATGAAAAAGGAAGATTTTATATCTGAAAATGTTATTGATAAGCTATTTGGTACAGTACAAAAAGCTGGTCAGAAACTTTTAAAAATATTAAAAAGAGAAACTAAACAAACTATTTACGCTATCAAAGAAATAGCAGAAATGGTAATTAGAAAAGAAAAACCAACTCCTGCTGAACAAAAAAAAATAGTAGAGCAATTGAAAGATTTTGGCTACTTAACTTTTTTAGGATTATCTAATAAATTTAAAATATTTGCAGCTTTATACTATATTATAGATAAATCAGATATAGCTGATGAGTTACTTAAATTAAATGAAAATTTTAGAGACGGTAAAAAGAAAGGTAAGTCTAGACCCGGAAGAGTAAAAAAATCAGGAGCTAGCTGTAAAGGTTCAGTTACCTCTTTAAGAGCAAAAGCTAAGAAATATGGTGGTGAAAAAGGAAAAATGTACCACTGGTGTGCTAATATGAAAAGCGGAAAGAAAAAATGAAAATTGCAAATACTCACTTTAAGAAAGAAGGATACTATTCAGAACCTACATTAGACGTCGATATATTAAGAGACCCTAAATGTGTAGACTTATTTGATCAAAACGGTTACCATTTAACTAAAGCTGAACAAGCTTTTTTAATACCTAATGGATATGACCCTATTGAAAGAAGACACGAAGATTGTCTTAGACAAGACTGGATAATTTGGGATAAGAGAGAAGGAGCACATATTAATCACTCAGATATATTTGAAAGAAAAGGATTTAATGGCAACGCTAAATTACAGCTAGAAAAGATGGCTATCCTTAATCCTATGCTTTACAAAATAATTAAAATGAAACCTAAATGGGGAATAGATATTTCTATAGATTATGTATCTGAAAATGCAGTATTTGAAGTTTTTCATTACGAATGGGATTCATTTGATTATGACGCAGTACAAGAAAAAAAATTAGAAATAGAGCAATTCATCATACATAAAGATTGGGACGATATTGCTACTTTGTTATGGAATAGAAAAAAAGAATGGTTATATTTAGATTTCTTTGAGCAAACTAAATGGCGTACAGATTTTTTTGGTCTTTCACCAGAAAAATTTAAAAATGTTATTTGGGAAGAGTAATCTATTTATTTATATACGTATATAAAGGATCAAAAAATGACTTATCAAGAAATACAAGACCGCTTGTCTAAGTGCGAAGCAACACTTAAAAATTTAAAAGCAGGCAATTACTCTAATATCTCTCAAGAAAAAACTAAACTTCAAGTTGAAAAACTTACTACTCTTAGAGAATCTTTACAAAAACAATTAAAAGAAGCTGATGGAACTGTGAGTACTGCTGATCCTAACCAAGCAGAAAAATTAGCTGATAAAGGAGTAAACGTTAAGTTAGTAGATAAAGATGAATTAGAAACAAATGAAGGAGGTTTTGATCAAAATGAAACTGCAAAAATTGCAGCAGGAGTAGGTAAAGCAGTTGTTCTAGCTTTAAACTCTATGGGAGAAAATATTTCTAAAGCTAGAGTTATTAATATTAAACCAGATAACTTCGACGTTAGAATTACATTTGCAAACGATAATGAAGAAATTTATCAATTTTTTATCAACGAAGACGATAGACTTATTTTAAAGCATCAGTCTTATGATAGAGATTTAGCAGATGTAGGAGAAAATCCTTCTGGTGCTGTTGTAAATATAGATGTAGTTAAAGATGCATTTGGTAAAGAGTTAAAAAGTATAATGTCAGAAACTATGACCGATAAAGAATTTAGAGATGCAAAAGAAAAAGATAGATTAGAAAAGCATCCAGAAAAAGATACTATTAAAAAGATACAGGCTTTAATAGCTAGAGAAAGAAGACTTAAAAATACTAAAGAAGAAGTAGAAGAAGGAGAATATGCTGCTGATAAGTATAATGTTAATGTACATGGATACCAAACAAAGTACTATAAAATATGCCCTGGTGCTAAAGCATTCATGGAAAAAGTAGTTGGTGGTGAATATGGAGAGCTTAATAAAGAAGAAGTAATAAGATTAGCTAAACTTCATGATTTATTATTTTTATACGAAATAAAGGCACTTAAAGATTCTGAATATGCAGCTAACATACTTAGTCAAGCTCAATATTTAGCCGATACAATAAAAGGTCAAGTTCAAGCTATGGGACTTCCTGTAGATGAAGTAGATTATTTAGATGGTCATATTGATAAAATTAAAGACGCAGCTGAAGGAATAAAAGAAGGAGAAGGAGATGATCATCACTATATAAAAGTACCTAGATCACAATATAAAAAAGCACAAAGAGTTATTGATGATGTTTTACGTAATGACGTCTACGGAGGACATAAACACGACATAGTAGATAATGATGGTAGAGGTAACGTTGTATTTTATTTTATGGGACCTGAAGAAAAAGCTATTACTTATGATGCAGTTGTTTATTTAAGAAACTCAGATGTAGATGTAGTAGATTCATCAGTAGAAGATATAGAAGAAGGTGATGGAATGACTACTAAGATAAAATTATCAGATGGCGATCCTACTAATATGGCTTATACCCAAAAAGTAAAAGAAGCAGAATTATCCAAAGCAGAAAAAGGTAAAGTAAAAAAGATAGTAAAGCAGTTAAAAAAGTCTGTAAAAGGTCATGGAGCTCAAGCTAAGTATTTAGATACATTAGTTAAAGAAGGTAGAGGTGATATGGATATGATCACTCGTATTATAGATGATAGAGCAGATGAATCAGGATTTGAACCAAGAGAAGAAGCTGCAGAAGTAATCGCTGCTATAGCTGATCATTATAAGTTAAATCTTAAAATGATTCAAAACTATATGGATTCAGACGAACCTGTTAATCCATTTAGTGTAAATGAAGATGATTTAGTATCTATTACTGATGGACAATATGCATATATTAAAGGAATAATTGATATTCTTAAATCAGGTGAAATGCCTAAAGATATTGAATATAGAAAAGAAGCTATAAAAGCTTTAGCTAGTTTATTAAGAAACCCTAGTAGTATAAAAGAAGATATGGACGTTGGTCATCAAGACGATGAGCCTAGTATGTTAAAAAGTACTGCTTATGAATCTGCAGCTTATGCAGCTAAATTATATAAAAAATTAGCTAAGTATGATCAGTTTGATGGAGAAGTAGATTTTCCTAATTGGTGGCAAAGTAAATTAATCTTAGCAAAAGATTATTTATCGAAAGCTTTTCACTATATTGATTCTAAAGAAAAACAACCTATGTTAGATAAACTAGCTTTAGAAAATAAAGGAGTAGATGAAAATACATCTCAAGATAATGCAGTTATAGAACTTCGAAATTTAGTAGATGAATTAGAAGAAAAAGCAGACGAAGCTAGAGAAATTATTAGACAATATTTTCCAAATGAATTATCAAGATTAGATGGATACGGAGTTTTTGATGTAGCTTACTCAGGCAATAGATATAATGTTACATTAGGTAAATTTGTTGATAGACTAGAAGATGGTGATTATGATGATTTAGATGATGATAATTATCCAAGAGAAGGGCTGGATAGTAATTTACCAAAGGGTAAACTCTCGATCGATAAATTACAGAAAGTACATGGAATGATTGTTGATAAAATGAAAGAGCTAAATAATCTAAGAAAAGAAAAAGGATTAGATCATATGTACCAAGGAGGTTCTGAACCAGGTAAACATTCAGTAAAAGATCATTTAATATCTTTAACTAAAAAGAAGAAACAAGTAGAAGCAGCTTTAGAAAAAGCCGTTGCTAATGTAGGTAGAGGTCAACAATTAGACCCTAATGTAGATGAAAAAGAAATAAAGCATGATTGTGCTAATCATGTTATGCATGAAAAATATGGACATGGTATATGCCTAGAAGGTGAACATACTTTACTTGAAGATGGAACAGTAACTCATTATGATGTATTTTTTAAAGAAGGAAGTAAAACAGTAAAAAATATACCAGTAAATGAATTAAACATTATTACATCTTCTCATCATGGTCATAAAAGAAGAAAAAAATAATATGAAGAAAAAAGAATTAGAAAATATTATTTTAGAGGCTTATACTGAGATTCTTTTAGAACAAGAAAATGACGATAGCTTTGATTTAGAAAAAGATTTAAAAGAGCCTAAAACTATACAATGGAAAAATATTCCTGATAATATTAAAAGAGGACTAAAGAAAACCGTAAAATATAGAGGTAGACCAGCTCCTGGTGATCCAACTAGAGATTACGTAGATCCGGAATATGAAACATATTATTATACTGTCGCATATGATAAAGTGACTGGATCTGTAAAACACCATATTATAAGACTTCCATCATTTGAAAATTTATATAATAGGTATTCTAAAATACTTAAGGATATAAAAGTACTTATGGGAAGAGATGCTGTAAAAGCAGATCAAGATGCTAAGGATCTTTTTGAATTAATGAAAACTAACTTCAGAAAACTTCAAAGTTATCTAAGGAAAAATCATCCTGAACAATATGAAAGATTTAAAATGAGAAGAGTGATGGAAGAAGATATTGAAGCAGGAACAAAATTAAACGGTACATTTGGTTCTTATTTTAGACTATTGAATGAAAGTTTATTAGATCAAATTAAAGAACAAGAACCTGAACCAGAAGAAGCTCCTGATACAGATGCTCCTAAAGATACAGTATTAGAAGACAGTACAGATAAAATTTTAAATAAATTTCCTACATTAAAAAACGCTATTGTTAAGCTTCAAACTGAAGACTTTAAAGAATTTGTAGAAAGTATAGATTGGATATCACCAAGGCCAACATCTTTTAGAATAAATCTTAAAAATGGTCAAGACTATATATTAAAATGGATGGGAGAAGGTTTTCAAGCTCAAATAATGGGTAAAAGATACTACTTAAATACTATAAACGACTATCAACAAGCTTTAGATAAATTAGAGGTTCTGTATAGACAATCACCCTTATCAAACCCAGCTGGCGAAGAAGGAGAAGGAGCAGATGATGACTTTGGATCAGCAGACACAGGAGGAGGAGACTTTCCTGGAGCTGATGCAGGTACTGGAGCAGGTAGTGATTTAGAAACACCTGATGCTGGAGGAGAAGAAGGAGGAGCGGATCTAACAGATGAACCTATCGATTTTGAAGCTGGAGAAGAACCTGAAGCATAATGAACGTAACAGATAAATTATATACCGAATGGGCCTGGAGATCTAAAACAGGCACACCGGATATTAACGATCCGGAAGATAAAGCTTTATTAGATAGTATTATAGCTGAACTAACTGAACAAACTGAATCACCTTACTCTCAACTACAAACTAATATATCAAAAATTCAAGACGACCCTGAAGCAGTTGATTTTCTAAATAGATATGTTAATAATAGAAGATTCAGAGCTCCATTCGATGAATATATAGCTAACCAGAATATAGATAGTAATACTTTAGAAGATACCGATGCACCTGATGCTATTTTTAATATCTTATCAAAGAATGGAGACTTAGAAACTTATATGAACAACCTTGATAAACTACCAGGGTTTGAATCTTTAGATACGAGCGGTAATTTAGTGACTGCTTTAGATTCTATAGTATCAAAAGAATCAGCTAACGCTTTAATAAGATTAGGTGGAATGGAAGGAGGAAGAGGAGTAGGAAAAGCTGAATTAGGTATAGCTACTTTATGCAGAGATGTACAAATGATGAAAGGACAAGCAGGTGATTTGAATTGGAATGGATACTTAGAGGTAAAAGGTACTGCTGCTCGTTTAGGAAAAAGAGATCATGAATTTACAGGAGGTAAAAAACTTATAGATTTAGCAACTGCTAATGATATCGAAAATGTTACTCAAGGTAGAACTAGTATCTATAATGCACCTGAAATTTTAGCAAGTGAATTGCTTAAAAAAGGAGTTGATCAAAATACTATATTAACTGCGTTAAAAGGTGACTTCGGTCAAGTATATAGTGAAAAAGCTCTTAAACTTATTAAAAATATAAAAGACTTATCTGTTGAGATGAGATTAGCCTATTTTACTAATTACTGGTTTGGCGAAGGAGTAAAGCATATAATATTTGTAGCAACAGGAAATAATGGATTTGGTAACTACCTGTCCTTTAATTATGACCAAGCTATAGAGTATATTAAAAAGAACCCTACAGGTTTCTGTAGCCCTATTAGGTACAATCAGTTAGCCCCTCAAGTATTTAGAAGTGGAATTAAGGTTAAATAGTTATGGCACAAGACATAAAAAAAATAATCGCACAAGAATATCTTAAGTGCGCTAAAGATCCGGCATACTTTATGAGAAAGTATTGCTATATCCAACATCCTACTAGAGGAAGAATACTTTTCAATTTATACCCTTTTCAAGATAAAATATTACATTTATTTAAAGATAATCAATATAATATTGTTTTAAAATCAAGACAATTAGGTATATCAACATTATCAGCCGCTTATTCTCTATGGTTGATGATTTTTCATAAGGATAAAAACGTACTAGCATTAGCAACTACTCAAGCAACAGCAAGAAACTTAGTTACTAAAGTAATCTTTATGTACGACCAATTACCTAAATGGTTAAGATTACCTCATGTAGAAAAAAATAAATTATCATTAAGGTTAAAAAATGGTTCAAGAATAGCAGCTAAATCATCAAATACTGATGCTGCAAGATCAGAAGCAGTATCTTTACTATTAATAGATGAGGCAGCTTTTATAGATAATATTGATGAAACATTTACTGCTGCTCAACAAACCTTAGCTACTGGTGGACAATGTTTAGCTCTATCTACTCCTAACGGTGTTGGTAACTGGTTTCATTTGACTTGGGAAAAAGCAGTTACAAAGGAAAATAGTTTTTGTCCTATAAGATTACCTTGGACTGTACATCCTGAAAGAAATCAAGAATGGAGAGATCAACAAGACTCAGACCTTGGACCTAGAATGGCTGGTCAGGAATGTGATTGTGACTTTTTAGCTTCTGGAGATACTGTGTTTGAACCAGAAGATATGACTTATTATGAGCAAACATATGAAAAAGATCCAATGGAAAGAAGAGGAGTAGACGGTAATTTATGGATTTGGGAACAAGCTGATTATACAAAGTCTTATATGGTATGTGCTGACGTAGCTAGAGGAGATTCTACTGATTATTCTGCTTTTCATGTATTTGATATAGATCAATGTGTTCAAGTTGCAGAGTATAAAGGTAAAATTTCTCCTAAAGATTTCGGTAATGTATTAGTAGCTATAGCATCTGAATATAACGACGCACTTTTAGTAGTGGAAAACGCTAATATAGGATGGGCTACTATAGAACAGATAATGGAAAGAGAGTACAGAAACCTATATTATAGCCCTACTAATCAAATGGATACTGTAGAATCATATATGCATAAGTATGAAAGAGATAAACTAGTACCAGGATTTACTATGTCAGTTAGAACAAGGCCTTTAGTAGTAGCAAAGATGATAGAATACGTTAGAGAGAAAGGTGTAACTTTTCAATCTAAAAGGCTTTTACAAGAAATGAGAGTTTTTATATGGAAAAATGGAAAAGCACAAGCTCAAGATCGTTATAATGACGATTTACTTATGGCATGTGCAACAGCTTTATATGTTAGAGATACTGCATTAAGGTTAAGACAGCAGGGAATGGACTTAGCTAGAGCTCAACTATCTTCGTTTTCTAATTTAAATGCTAAAAACAAAGCAATTATAAAAACAGTTGGAAATAAGACAGAAAATCCTTATCTTATTAAGACGCCAGGTGGTCAAGAAGACATATCCTGGTTACTAAAATAGAATTGACTATTTATATATATAAATTTAAACTATAATGGCAGATACATCATTATTTGGTAGACTAAAAAGATTATTTTCTAACGATATAGTTGTTAGGAATGTTGGAGGTAACGAGCTTAAAATAGCAGATGTAAACCAAATCCAAACCACAGGTAGATACCAGACTAACTCATTAATTGATAGATTCAGTAGATTATATATTTACAATAATAAAAATATTTTTAATCCTAATTTAAACTATCAAACATTAAGAATACAGCTTTATTCGGATTATGAAGCTATGGATACAGATCCAATTATAGCATCAGCATTAGATATCATAGCTGATGAAGCAACAGTAAAAAATGATCAGAATGAAATATTAGCAATTAAATCATCTGATGAAAATATTCAAAGAGTTCTATATAATTTATTTTACGATGTTTTAAATATAGAATTTAACCTCTGGTCTTGGACTCGTAATATGTGTAAATATGGAGACTTTTTCTTAAAGTTAGAAATAGCTGAAAAGTTTGGAGTATATAACGTACTACCATATACAGTTTATCATATGGTAAGAAGAGAAGGAGAAGATCCTGAAAATCCTGCTAAAGTAATCTTTCAACTAGACCCAGACGGTTTAGCTTCTTCACAACACCCTAATTATTTACCAAAAAGAAAAAATGATAGAAAAGTAGTTGAATTCGATAATTACGAAGTAGCTCACTTTAGATTAATATCTGATACTTCTTATTTACCTTATGGTAGATCATATTTAGAACCAGCTAGAAAAATATTTAAACAAGTTACTTTAATGGAGGATGCTATGTTAATACATAGAATTATGAGAGCTCCGGAAAAGAGAATGTTCTATATTAATGTAGGAAATGTACCTCCTAACGAAGTTGAACAGTTTATGCAGAAGACTATTAATCAGATGAAAAAAACTCCTCATATTGATAAAAATGGTCAGTATAATTTAAAATTCAACATTCAAAATATGATGGAAGATTTCTATCTACCAGTAAGAGGAGGCGATTCTGCAACTAGGATAGAAACCACTAAAGGCTTAGAATACGATGGTACAAACGATGTAGGATATTTACAAGCTAAGATGTTTGCTGCTCTAAAAATTCCAAAAGCATACTTTGGTTATGAAGGAGAGCTTCAAGGTAAAGCTACATTAGCCGCAGAAGATATTAGATTTGCTAGAACGGTAGAGAGAATTCAAAGAATAATGGAATCTGAGCTTACTAAAATAGCATTAGTACATTTATATTCTCAAGGATTTACTGGAGAAAGTTTAACTAATTTTGAAATTAAACTAACTACTCCGTCTATTATATTTGAACAAGAAAAAATAGCTTTATTAAAAGAAAAGATTGATCTAGCAAATCAAATGAAAGATACCAAACTATTCTCTTCAGACCATATCTACGAAAAGATATTTGATATGTCAGAAGATCAGTATAATGAAATGAGAGATTTAGTTAGAGAAGATTCTAAGAGAATGTTTAGACTAGCTCAAATAGAAGGCGAAGGAAACGATCCAGCTAAATCAGGAACTACTTACGGTACACCTCACGACTTAGCTTCGATGTATGGTAGAAGATCTACTTCTACACCTAAAGGGGCAGGACCTGACGAAGTACCTATGGGCTATGAAGAGATACCTAAACATGGAGAACCAGGACCTGAAGGAGGCAGACCTAGAGAAAAAATGTCAGTTTATGGAACTAACGATAATCCTGTAGGAGGTAGAGACCCATTAGGTCAACATGGTATGAAAGGTGGTTATCCTTCAGATAACGACAACGTTATGGAAAATACGTCTACTCAGACAGTTTACCTACAAAATAAAGAGGATTTGAAAAATATAGTCTTTAAAAAATCTAAAGAGGCCGAAAGCAACCTTCTGAAAGAAGATAATATTAAAGATTTAGGTAACTAATACATATTTATAATAGTAAACGTATATAATGAAAATAAAGCATTCAAAGTATCGTAATACTGGACTTATATTTGAGTTGCTAGTTAAACAAATAGCAGCAGATACCCTGGATAATAAAGATTCAAACGCTATAGGTATATTAAAAACGTACTTTAGTAATAAAACATCTTTAGCTAAGGAGTATAAATTATATGAATTCGTATTAAAAAATAGCAAGCTTACTCAAAGTAAAGCTGAGGCTGTTCTATCAACGATTACTGAGGTTTCAAGAAAATTAAGTCAAGATACGCTTAAAAGCCAGAAGTACCAATTGATATCTGAAATTAAGAAACATTACGACTTAGATGAGTTTTTCGGTATGGAAGTTAGAGATTATAAAGCTTTAGCTGCTTTATATTGTTTATTAGAAGCTCAAAATAATTCTGAGATAGTTGATCCTAAAATATTAGTAGAAAATAAATTTACTATTTTAGAACATTTAACATCTAATCCTCAAGAATTAGAAGCTGTAAAAGATAGTTTAATAGAAGACTATAGTAAGTATGATAAAGATTTAAAAATGCTTACTTTTAAAATATTATTAGAAAAATTCAATAATAAGTATAAAGATCTTCTTCCTGAACAAAAAAATATTCTTAAAGAATTTATTACATCAGTAAATTCTAATAGAAGACTTTTTAACTTAGTTAATAAAGAATTAGATAATATTCTTAAAGAAGTTAATTCTTTAATAAAAAAAGTTAAAGACGACGTAGTAAAAATAAAATTACAAGAAGTAGTTAAAGGTATTAAACCTTTAAAAAAGAGTGAAAAAGTAAATGATACTCATCTTGTAAATTTAATGCAATATTACGATCTAGTTAATGAGTTAAAGAACTTATGACAAGATCTGATATAGTAAAATTAGTAAGAGAAGTTCTTCAAGAGTTACAAGAAGCTAATGTAACAGGCGGAGGAGCATCGTTTACTCCTGGTGAAGGAGAGCAATATGCGACACCATTTGCTTTTGGCAAAGGTAAAAGAGCAAAAAAAAGTTTAACCAAATTAGGTTTCAAGCAGGTAAGCCGTCCTAAGCGGCCATACTCAACTAAACTATACGACTATTTATAGACATGAGACAAGTAACAGCAACAGAAAAGTATAGAGCCGTTTTAGAAGGCAAAATGGCTAAGAGAGAGTTTGTTAGACAAATGAGACAACAACACCCTCAACATATTACTCAATTTAATGGATTTGACGATTCAGTTCAAATACTTAAAAACAGAGGTTTACTATTTGAATCTAAACCTACTCAAGTAAAGATTTATGATGAAAGACCTGCTTTAAATTACTCTTTAGATGCCTTAGATAGAGGAATTAGAGCTGAATTAGGTGCTATGGGAATAGAACTAGGAACCGTATTTAATAGAATAAACCCAGAAGACTTTTTAAAAGCTGAAAAAAAAGCAAAAGATAATTTAGAAAAAAATCCTACTCATTACTTAGACTTAATTGCTGGAGAATCTGATAATGTTGATAAACATGATAAAAATACTGAAGTAAAAAGAGGAGAAGGAAAAGTAGATGTATTTAACGGACTAAAAAAAGCTGATCTAAGAGAAGCTAGAGTAATGCTCAAAGAAGGTAGATTAGAAGATTTAGCAAAAAGATTAGGAGTTCCTGTTGATAAACTTAAAGCAGCAGCTGATAAGATTAGAGATATGGAAAGAGAAAAAGCTCAAAGAGATGCTATGAAAGTAGCTAAAATGGAAGATGTGCTAGATGAAGTAGAAGTTGAAGAAGAAGTAGAGGTTAATGAGACTCCTATACTAAAAGAAGTAATAGCATCTGCTATAGGTAAAATAAAAGAAAAATACGGTGAAATTCCCGGTATCAATGGACTTATAAAAGATTTTATAAAAACTCATTCTAAAGATATTATGGATGGAGCAGATCCGATAATTGAGTTTGATAATTTTGTAGAAGCAAATTACGATAGAATAGATGAAGCTGACAAAGACGATTTAACTCCTCTTCAAAAACATGTTTATAAGTACGAAAAAGATATTAGTGGACATGAGGAAGCAGAAAAGTTTTTAGACGATATTAAAAAATTAAAAACACCAGACGATGTTCACGATTACTATGCTAATGAAAGAGGATGGGAAGGTGATAAAGATTTAGCTGACGATTTAGATAATATTTACAATCAAGTAAAAGATAAGTTTAATGAAGCAATGTATGATCTTGATGATGATGGTAACGAAAAACCTCTAAAAGAAAAAAAGAAAGACCATGACGGAGATGGTGATATTGACTCAGACGATTACTTAGCTGCAAAAGATAAAGCTATTAAAAAAGCTATGGGCAAAGATAAAGAAGAGAAAAATGAAGAGTTAGAACTTCCTCAATCGGCTTTGACTAGAATAAATACAGATATTAAAAATCCTAAAACTATGGCTCAATCTATATTACAGTATATAGATGCAGTTGATGATAAAGAGGATCCTAGTTTATTTAAAAATCAAAAATTAGCTAGAGCATTAGATATGCTAAAAGATTTAGCTGATGATCCTACTCAAGGGTTCGATAAGGATAATGAAAAAGCAGTAAGTAAAGGAAAACTTAGAACAGGTGATATTGGTATCGATGAAGCGATTAAAAAATTAATTAAGAAAGTATTAAAAGAGGATACTCTTAATGAGGCAGCAACTAACTCATTAGCAGCATTGGCTGATAGTTATGGAGGATTTAAAGGTATGCAAGTAATACTTAATGACTTAGAAAATATCGTTACTGATATTGAATCTTATCATGCTCGTACTCAAGAAAAATTACAATCAGTATTTAATAAAGTAGGACAAGTAGAAAATGAAGAAGGCTTAAAAGTAGGAGGATTTTTAGCTCCAGCTATAGAAGCTGCCTTTGTTAAAGACCTTAGACCTGTAACTAGAAAAGGGTACATGAAAGGAGTAGATATTCCTAAAGTACAATTCTTGCCTAAAGATGTGAAAACTCCTAGTATGGAGGAAACACCTAAAAGAACAGTGTTCGGACCTAACGAAAATAATAAATAATATGGCACAACTATTAGTAGACGTAACTCCATTTAAACCTACCATTAGAGAAGCTAAAGGTAGACCTGGAGTATTTGAAGTCGAAGGAGTAATGCAAAGAGCTACTGCTGAAAATCAAAACGGTAGAGTTTATAGTAAAGAACTACTACAAAGAGAAGCAAAAAAGTATGTAGAAGAGTTTGTTAAAAGAGGCAATGCTTTTGGAGAACTAGACCATCCAGAAACTCCAGTAGTATCCCTAAAAAATGCTTCGCATATTGTCAAAGAACTATATTGGAAAGGTAATGACTTAATGGGTAAAGTTGAGTTATTAAATACACCTGCTGGTAATATAGTAAAAGAAATTATTAAAGCTGGTCATACGATAGGTATCTCTTCAAGAGGTACTGGATCAGTACAACAGACTAATGAAGGAACATTAGAAGTACAACCTGACTTTGAACTAGTTTGTTGGGACTTCGTATCTAATCCTTCAACTCATGGTGCATTTATGAACCCTGTATCGTTAAATGAAGGAAAAGCTAAAGTATCTAAATACAATAGCCTGAATTCTATTATTAACGATATATTAAGGGCATAATGAAACTTTCACAAATTTTATTAGAAGACGAAACTGACGAACTCGGAGCAGAATTACAAAATGCTTTTGAAAAAGAGTTAGAAGATGGAGAGTTAAATGAAGCTTTACCTGTTTTAGGGGTATTAAGCTGGGCTCTTGCATCTAATACAGTTTTAGATATTTTAGGTAAATACGTAGGAAAAGCCTTAAAAAAATTAAAATTTAATAAAGCTGCTGATAAAGCAACAGCTATAAGTAAATGGGCTCATGAAAATGAAAAAAAGATGATTTCTACTATAAATAAATCTATGACTCCATTTATAAAAGACCCTAAAAAACGTGATATAATAGCTCAGGGATTTTTTATAGCAGTACTTTCTGGGTTAGGGTTTAAAGCTGGTGTTGGTGCTGTTAACGCATTAAGAAAGGCTAAATTAAGTAAAGCAGGTATATCAGCTACTAAAGCTGCTTTAAAGGGTAGAGATATTAGTCACATAGGAAAGACTTTAGGAACCCGTGCTGCTGAGTTTATGCCTTATAAATAAATTTTTATGATAAAATTTTTAGATTTATTATTAGAACGTTTATCTGAAAATGATATTGAAAAAGTAGCAAAAAGAGTATATCCGCAAATAGTAAACGATTTAGGAGGTCAAGCTAAAACGATAGAGGTTTATCCAAGTATTTGGGATAGACTTGGAGCTGTAGGAGCAGATGATTTAAAACGAGAACAAGGTAATCCTGATGCAGAATACGACCCTTATGATAATATAATATACCTCTACTCTGAAGAAACAAACACAGAGGAAGATATTATAAGGTCGCTGTTACACGAACATACACATACTCTACAAGACCAAGAAAAATTCAAACAATTCTACGATGAAGGAGCTACATATGAAAATCATCCATTTGAATTAGAAGCTCAAAAAGCAGAAGAAAACTGGATAAAATATATTTAATTAGGTTTCCAGAAATACTATATATTTATATAAAGAATATGCAATCCTTATATTGCATTCAAAAAGTATAATCCTAATTACGATTCTTAATAATCGTACAATCACAATTTTTTAAAAATGGCAAACAAAGATTTATTCAAGCAAGCTATTGCTGAAGCTAAATCTGTAAGAGAAGCTGCTATTGCTAACGCTAAGGAAGCTTTAGAAGAAACTCTGACACCTCATCTAAAAGATATGTTGGCTGCAAAACTTCAAGAAATGGAAGATTCTAAAGTTGAAGATATCAACGAAGCTCCTGCAAAGGATCATTCTGATGATAAGAAGAAGATGGAAGAAGCTCCTAAAAAGAAGGACCATAATAATATGGAAGAAGCTGACAAAGATAAAGATAAGATGGAAGAGGCTGAAGAAGCAACTGAAGAAAACGTAGTAGATGAAGATCTTACAGAAGAACCAGCTGTAGCTGAAGTTGAAGTAGACGAAGCTGAGGATGATTCAGACGAATCTGATGACGAAGCTAACGACCATGAAGAGCATCCTGATGGAGATGAGGATATTTCTAAATTAAGTGTTGATCAATTCAAAGACTTAATTAGAGATATTATTAATCAAGAAATGGGCGCTGGTGAAGAAGTTCCTGCAATGGACATGGATGGCGGTGATATCGAAGGTATGGGCGATGAAGCTCCTATTGAAGAACCTGCTATGGATGGCGCAGAAGACGAAGAAGAAATCGATCTTGACGAACTTCTTAAAGAGCTAGAAGCTACAACAGAAGAAGTAGAAGAGGCTCATGGTGACGATAAAAAGAAAAAGATGGAAGAATCTGAAGAAGCTGTTAACGAAGATAAAGATCCTGGAGAAAAAGAAGCAGAAGAAGCTTTTGAAGAAGGTAATGATATCATCGAAGATGCTGAAAAAGAAGCATTAAGTGAAGATAAAAATGACCTAGCTCAAGCTTTAGAAACTATCAAAACTCTAAAATCTGAATTAAACGAAGTAAATATCCTTAATTCTAAATTATTGTATGTTAACAAAATTTTCAAATCTAACAACTTAACAGAGTCACAAAAAGTTAACATTATAGCTGCTTTCGATAAAGCAGAAACTGTTAAAGAGGTTAAACTAGTTTATGAAACTGTATCTGATAATATACCAGGTAAAAAAGAATCTGCGGATACTATCAAAGAAGGTAAAACTAAATTAGGCATGGCTTCTAAAGCTACAGGTACAACTGCTTCTAAACCAGAAGTAATTAATGAAGTATCTGATACTGTTAGAAGAATGCAAAAATTAGCCGGTATTATTAAATAATTTTAAACAATTTTAATTTAAACTTAATCATGGAAATTAACAACCTATTAGAGAGCTCAAATACTTATAAGAGCATGCTAAAGGATTCTGAAAAGTTAGCTAATAAATGGAACGATTCAGGTTTGTTAGAAGGTATCGAAGATAACAGAGTCAAAAATAACATGGCAGTTATCCTAGAAAACCAAGCAAAACAAATCGTTGCTGAAGCTAACGTAACAGGAGCTGGTGGATCTTTCTCAGCAGGAGAAGGAGAGCAGTGGGCTGGTGTAGCTCTACCTTTAGTTAGAAAAGTATTTGCTCAAATCGTTGCTCAAGATTTCGTTTCTGTACAACCAATGAACTTACCATCTGGTCTAGTATTTTACTTAGACTTTAAATATGGATCTTCTTTTAGTGGAAGAACTGATGGTGATAACATGTACGGTAATGTATCTTCTGCTTCTGCAAAAATGAGTGTTGATGAGGAAGTTTCAGGTGGTCTTTATGGCGCTGGCCAGTTTGGTTACTCAATCAAATCTGCATCTGCTGCTGTACAAACAGACACAGGATCTGCAGCATCTTCTTCAATTGCTTACAATGACGACTTAAACATCGATCATTTCAAAACTATTACTAAGTCAATGTCAGGTCTTAACGCTGATTTAAAAGGCGTAAGAGCATTCAGAATTTTATCTGGATCTACTGATATTACTTCTCACCCAGAATTAACTACTGTATCAGGAAACGACGTTACTTTCGTTGTAACTGCTTCTAACGTAAGTTTAGCAGCTGACGGTGGTATTACTGGTTCTGTTGTTTACTTCAAACAACCAACTGATAACACAAGAGGTGACTTCGAAGATGACGGATCTGCTGCAGTATCTAATGCATTCAGAATTCCTGAAATCGACGTAAAACTAGCTAGTGAGGCTATCGTAGCTAAAACTAGAAAGTTAAAAGCACAATGGACTCCTGAGTTCGCTCAAGATCTTAACGCATACCACAGCATTGACGCTGAGGCTGAGTTAACTTCTTTATTGAGTGAATATATCTCAATGGAGATTGATCTTGAGATC